CTGCAAGTGATAAACCTGCAGGCGAATAATTTACTGTTTTGCTCTTTTGTTTTCATGTGTTCTCAGACCGTTGCGTAGTGATATGCAGCGGTTTTTCTGTTTGTGCTAACTTATGAAAGTTTCTTAGCCATAGTTCATTTATAATTATGTAGCCGTTGTTATAAAACATTTTGTTTTCGCCAGCTTCAAATAGTTGGCGTTCAAATGTTTCTTCAAATGTCGGTAAATCTGTCATTTTTTCGCTATTAGTATTTGATGTGTTTCAAATTTTATTAAGGCTGCAACCTGCACCACTTTGTTATGCTTAAAATAATAATCAGCATCATGTTCTATGTCATTGACTACAACCGTATTTCTATCCCACAGCGCAAACTCACAATGAAGCCTAAAGCGGTCATTCATTTGCGAATGAAACAAAAATAAAGGGATATAATCATTTGTTTTTGGTAGCTGCCTTATTAGGTCAAAATTTACGCATTTGTAATGATTACAATAAACAGCCCATACAGATAAATCAGTAGGTATCATGCGCTGAATATCACCCATGCCAACGCCCAAAGTTCTATTATGAAATTCGCTTGTATCCTGATTAGGAAACATTTTATTGACCGCTTTCGCTACGCAGTTCATTTTGTGATTTATTAAACGCTACATAAGTTAATTTTTTACATTCATCTAAATACCATTCAATTTGTGATTCGGGTAACGTTATTGCCATTGCTATCAATTCAGCAACCGCGCCTACGTTCTCATAAGATGTTGTATTTAATAGTTCACGTTCATCGGGATTTGCAGCCTTTTCAAACGTATTAACAAATAGGTTTATAGCCGTGTGCAAATCTAAAAAACGCTTTTTCATTTCAAACTTTAGCTTATTAGGTTCAAACTGCGCTATCGCATATTTTGCAGTTTTTAGCGACCCTAATAATAGCCAAATGTTTTGCGTTAATTCGTTTACTTTTTGCTCACCAACTTTAGCGATTAGTGCCGCCTTTTTTTCTTCATTAGTCATGTCCTTTGAGTTTGTTTTCAAGTTCTTTAATTTTATCTGTATATATGTCAATTCTTAATTCTATAACTTCATCATAAGGTTCGGAATTTTGCACCCATAACAAAGCATCTAAATAGCCCTTTTTGTATTCCAAAATTCGCTTTAAACGGTGTTTTTCTGCTTGTGTCATATCTTTAGTTTAGAAGACCAATTAGCGATGTTATAAGCAGGGATTTTAATTGATTCCAAATATTTAGGAACATCAAAACTTGGACATGCTTTGTTCTGCACTTGGTTGTGCCCTGCAATAATTATTTTAGGGTTATGCTTTACAATATCATGAACATAGTTATACATTGTAAGTAATTGCCCAGGTGTGCGCGTATCTTTAGGCATTCGCATGTCGGCAGTCATGCCACCGATATAACAAACGTGGCGGGCATTTCTATTTAGTAGCGTTGTACCTAATACGCCCCATGTTTGTTCCCATTCGTTTATAAGATTATCTTCATTGTACTTCCAAATGTTTACAAGTTTGCCGCTTGTTTCAATAACATCGGCATAACCAGGCTTAGACCAACCGCGCCCGCCTTTTGAAACAGGCAACGTGTGCATCGCTACAATTTGCTCCGCTTTAGCATCGCGGAACTCAGGACCTGCAGAACAATGCAAAAACAAAGTATGAAATCCATTAGCGCAAACAGTATTAGCAACCGTTAACGTTTTCGGTCCTGCAATTCCATCGGGCACTAATTGATATTTTTTTTGAAATTCTATTACAGCATTGCGCATTGTTTCATCATAGAATCCATCTATTAAACCAGCATAGAAGTCAAGCTGTCTTAATTGCATTTGTAGCCTTACAACGGCTAAAGAATTAGAATTTAGTGTTAGCATTTTGTTTTGTTTTGTAGTTTTAAAATCAGTTTTAAACTGACTGTAGTGATATAAAGCCTAAATAATTTTTGTAGTTAGGACAGGATTCGAACCTGTAACTTTACCAATCCCTTTTTGGTTTTACATATTAGAGGGCTAATATAAGCGTCTACCAATCAGCCACCTGACTAAATAAACCTTACCAATTCTGTTTTAATTTCGCTATCTATGTCATTTTTTACCGTTGTTCTTATCGGAACTTCAATGGCTTTATTTTTCTTTATGCTTTGCATTATTTTAGGTCTTGAAATTCCAAAAAATATACATGCTGAATCAATCGACATAAACGTGCTAAATGTTTCATCTGAAAATATCGCCTTAACTTGTCGGTTTTGTTTAGGTATTTTACCAAGTTTTTGTTTTAAATCGCTACGATGCTGAATGTAATTGTAAACTGATTCGGCATTTACTAAGCCTTCGGTTTTTATATTGCCTAAACTTATATAAGAATCAAAATGTTTTACAAATATTTCGGGCTTTGCCTCAGCTAAATATCCAAAATTTATTAACTGTCTTATTCGTGTTGCAGCATAGTTTGCATTCTTAGCGCCGTTTGGCTTAATCAATTGCATCGCTTGCTCAAAGGTAAAATACATATCTTATTTTTTAAAAAAAACCGCCTGAACTTCAAAAAACAGGCGGTCCAAACCAAAAGACTAATGAAAACTAAAACTAAAATAAAAATAAGATAATTATTTAATATTTACAAGTTAAAAAGGCAAATCAGCATCATTATTTTTTGAAGTGCTGCTAATAACTTCAACTTCTACGGGTGTGGCTTTTTGCCCCGTGTTTATTTTTCTGCAATAGGATGCAATTATATCAGTATAATATTTGCCTTCATGCTCACGATATTCTACTTTACCTTCAATGAATAACATATCGCCTTTTTCAATTGTGATGTTATTCCAATAGCTTATTTGATGCCATTGTGTTTTTTCCTGCCATTCGCCGTTTTTGTCTTTGCTACTTTCAGATGTTGCGAAGCTAAATTTTGTTAATGTCTTTTCGCCAAATGTTTTTTGCTCAGGTTCTTTTCCGACCCTGCCGATTAGTGTTACGCGGTTGACCATCGTATTTTGTTTTAAGTGTTAAAGAATGATTATTAGGTTTTAATTTTCCCTTTGTCCATATTTTATAATCGTCAAAAAAAAAGTTTCTAACGCAGCCTAATTTATAGACTTTAGTTTGACGTGTGCAGATAGCTTTGTAGTTACCCATTGGCAACTGCTCAACTACATACCATTCATCGCCTTTTATTTTGTCATGGAAAAATTGGGAAATCATATAGCCAAAGGTCGTATTTTTCTATTACAGAAATTAGTATTTCAGCATATTTTTTTTCGGTTGCATATCCGCACTTTTTTAAACCGTGTGCCCATGCTTTATAATTCAATCTATTTAGCCGTGTGAGGTGTTTATATCTTTTTGATACCAATAGCTTACTATGGGCACGATATGACCACCAAGGCGATTTATAGACTTGAAAACGGTCTTTTGGCGTATCGTCTTTATAAACTGCATATTTGCCCCTACGATTCCATTTTATACCGAAGTGGTTGTTATGCTTTAGGCTTAGTCCTGAACGCCCTGCATTTGATTCTATTATGCCCTGCGCAAGCGTTATGCTAACGGGTATATTAAATAGCTTCGCTTCATTTTGCGCGGTCTTTAAAAAGCGTTTTATGTAACTATCTATGTGTTTTGGTGCAGGCTGTTTTTTTAGCGCGGGAAATGTTCCCGATGTAAATAATATTACTGCTAAGATTAGAAGTGTTGTTTTCATGGTTTAGTAGTTTAGTTTGTAAAAAAATGCGTTTTTAAATTATCCCCTGAACGCTAACAGTGCCGACATACGATTCGGAATACCTATGTATTATCTTCGGTCCATGCAAGTGCACCTGCAGCGGGCTAATTGTTTTTCTTTTTATCAATTAACAAAATTAAACCAATTCCAAGGCATGTACCGCCTATAAATGCAAATGCTAACATAAGATAAAGTTTTTCGATTGTTAAGCCAGCGGTTAAGCCTGCCAATATACCAATTAAGGCACTAATAATAATTGTTTTCATATTGTAGTTCGTTATATAGTTCGTAATCAGATTCTAACTTATCGGCTAAGGCATCCTGTATCATTTCGCTTACATAGTTAAAAGAATAGTCTAATAGCGCTGCAAGTTCGTGTAATGAATAATTTTTATCGCCTATGTAAATATCTTCAATGATAAAATGCGCGTCAAAATCAGGTTCTAAAGGTACGCCAAAACTATCACGTTCCCCGCGTTCAAAATCTACATATTCGGCTGTAATTTCAATGATATAAGCGTTGTTATCATTATCGTATTCTGTTATTTGCGTTTGTATTTTCATGATTCTTTTTCCAAGTTAAATTTGTCTGCAATAGTATTTTTTAAGGCTTTGAAATAGTCGGCTTCATCTTCATAATTATCCAAGTCTGATTCATTGGTATTGTAACCGCGTTTAATATCGACTTGAAAAAATAAATCTTTGCCCGCTTCATTAACTTGATGTATCATTAAAGTACCATCATAAGCTAAATACATTTTTAGTTCCATTAGTTGAAAGTTTTGAAGTTTAAAAAATTGCAGTTGGTCGGATACTGCACCCCGTGGCGGTGGTTATACTTTTTTTATTGATATGTTCCAATAATTTGTATAGTTGTTTTTGCAATATTCAGAAGCTGCATTTCTGTTTTCAAATTGTCCTGTGAAAATCAATTTTTCAGCATTTAGATAAAATCCGTAAGTGTTCATAATTCTAATTTTTTGAAGTTTTTAATAATTCGTTCGTTGTATCTGGATGTAAAATTACAACCCTTTTTTATATTTCCAAGCTTTTTTATAAAAATTTTTATAAATTTTTTAAATTTATTGAAACGCAGCGCCCCGACATACCAGCGGCAAAACGTGTATTACTTCGCCGTGATGCGCCTTTCAGCCTTAAAAGAATAGTATTCCATGATATTTGCCAAGGCGTATTATTCAAAACTTTTTTTACAAAAACAGATGTATTTAGTATTAATAGGTCATCGCCAATAACGCGAATGCCTAAACGCATTAAGCGCTCGTTTGCCTCCGCTTGCGATGGTCTAACACTTGGCTGATAGTTGTGCGCGCATTCTACAAGTTCACCGACCGTTTTTGTACCTACATAGTTTTCCGCTTCAATGCGTATTTCCTGACTTAATATTTGCTGTAAACATCTTTGTTCATCGGTTAAATCTTCTTTGTCTTCTTCATAGTTGCGCATATCCAAAATAGTATCCGCTTCTTCTAATGCTATTTCGGGCGTAACGGGGTCATCGTGCAGCGTATGCCACCAACCGCCCATAAGCGCACCGAACTGGTCACCTACCGCCCTATCTTCAGTTATAAGCGATACGGCGTGTGTGAATAGCTTAATGCTTTTTTGTATGTTATCGGCTAAGTTTAGCATTCGCGCCTGAAAACGTGGTCCAAAGTCTTCAAATATTATTTTATTCTTTAGCTTTTCAACTTCGTTAAATTGCTTCGGGTCGACTAATTTCTTTAGTTCCAAAACACAAAAACGGCGTTTATCAGAATCATTTACTAACTGCGGATTTATAGATACGAATAAAAAACAGCTACGCACAAAATAATCAATAGCTTTGCCATCTTTGCCACCTTTAGCAATAGCAGGCGATTTTTCAGAACTTGCCGCCCTGGCTAAACCTATTATTTCCTGCATACGTTGTGCCGCGCGTTCATCATTGCCCTCACCTTCATCAATTGTAACAGGTAGTGCATCACTATTTAGTTTTTGCCTTACCGCTGGTTCGGTTGCCGCCGTGCCCTGTACACTTACTGCAATGTTACCTATAATTTCATTTACTATATTTTCTAATACCCATGATTTACCATTGCCGCGCGGTCCTGTTATCCAAATGTGAGGACGCCATTTTAAAATACCACTAATCGGGGCTAAAGCTAACCAACCCGATAAAAAGATTGCATCGGCTTTAGTTTGCCAATTTAGCTTGTTTAGAATCTTTGGCAGCATTCCCGCTTCAGTAGCTATTAACGGCGCTTCAATAGGCATATCAATAGCCTTGTTATAAACATAGCTATATTTAGTATCTAAACCGCCTAAATTGTAGCGCTTTTTATCCTGGATAAGCTGTTGCCCTGCATGAAATACAACGCCGTTTTTTTCATGCCATGCTCCGCGCCCGCGTATGTTTTCAGTATTATAAAAACCTACATGGTTGCAAAAGTTTATAAGATAATCAGCCGCTGTAGTTACATCGTAATTACTATTGTCACGGTTCGGGAATGATAAAAGCCAAAATTCTAAAGGCGCTATGCTCAATAAATTCGCCTTGTTTATTGTAGCAGCTTTATACTTTACTATGCTCATAGTTGAACGAATGTAAAAATAATAAAGCATTTGCCCATCCTCAGTTCCCCAACCTAAAGGGCGAAAATATCCCCCTATAAAACCTTTTTTATCGGTTTCAGGTGCTGCTGCTGTAGCGCGTTCGGCTTTAGGTTTCTTTGTGTTTTGTTTTGGTTTTTGTTCCCAGTCAATTGGTTTGTCCTGTTTCATTGTCTTATAATTTGCTTACCTACATTAAATTTTTTAATATTCTGCATCAGTTCCCGTACCGTTTCAAAAACATCGTCAGTATCAGCGATAATCGTATTTATCATATTTATTCCAACTTTTATCAGTTCACGCTGTACATGCTTTTGAATTAGTATCCTGGCGTGGTATTCTAAATTTGCAGCACTTGCTACACGATTAGTTAGTTCAGCTAAATAAGCAGGACCGCCGCACCTATATTTTAATTTTTCCGCTACCGTTATTATATCGACTACTTCAACCGATTGGCAAAGTTCAAAAATAAGTTTGTGATTATCAAAATAAAAATGTTCGGGGCTTAAAAAATTAACTTTGTCACGGGCGTTGTTATCAACCAAAATAGCACCTAAAATGACTTGTTCTAAGTCTTTTGAATGTGGGAATCTTATTTGTTTTTCAAAAAAACTTTGTTCCTTTTCTTCAAGTGCTATTATGATATTTTGCAGCGTTAAAAGTTGCCTTTCTTTTAGTTGCCTATAATTTTGCCGCTTAGCATCGTCCTTAATGTAAGCATCCATTTTTAATGCTTCGTCTTTAAGTTCAGATAGTAGGCTTTGTGCTTCGGTTGTCATGGGTTATTGGTTTTAAAGGTTTTGTTGTAGTATTCTTTAGATGGTTTGTCTATACAATTATTACCATGCACCCATCCTTCATTAAAAGCATATTTAATTTGCTGCTTTTCCATTTCTATGGCTTGGTAATAAAAACCTTCAACATCTTCAATATCTTCAAACCCACTATCTAATAGTGCTTTCCATAACCATTCTACTGCTGTCATATCTCATCTGCTTTAAAGTCTTCATCAACCCAGCGTAAAATATCACCGATGCCGCCCGATTTTCTGACTTGTTTAATAAAATTGATTTGTTCTTTTGTTGCTTTGCCGCTTAGGTTTTTCACTTCAAGGGCTGTAAATATAGCAATTTTTTGTCCTATCATATCTTTAGTTATAATTTTTTCGGTCCAACCGATTAAATCAGAACTACCAACGCATAAGCCAAATGTTATTTGCCGCGGTTCAGTTATTATTGGGCGGCTGTTAATTACCGCCCTTTTGCCCTGAAATGCTGTGCCTGTATTATTCCGAAATAAAACGCCGAACTTGCTATGCCGCGCTTGCAATTCTTTGTATAAGTGTTGTTCTTTCATGATGGTGTAAGTGAGGGTGTAAATGATGCTGTAAAAAACTCATAGCTTTGATAAATCGGATTCTAAGCGTTCTAAAAATGATTCTTCGCCATCATCGCCTGCCAATAGATAATCGACACGCTGCGCATAAACATAAGCCATTTTTAGGCATTTTATAGCATCTTCTAAACGCTTTAATACTTCGGGTTCAAATGTTTCATAAGTGCCGCCATAACCCGTTTCTTTGCCTTGTTTATTTATATAGCTTTCAATTGTTTCATGAATATCAATTATTCTATACTGGTCTCCTTGAAATGTACCTCCGCTCATTATATTTTCTTTGTTTTAGGTGAACAACCAAGCCAAAAACTAAACTGAAATGCTTTAGCCCTTTGCCCTTTAATTTTATACTTTGCTATTGCTTCATCTAAAATAGCCTGCATAGTATCGTGCTCGCATTCGTATTCTAAAAACTTTATAACTTTTTCGCCCCGTTCATTTAGTTCGGCATTTGCTACAAGTTCGTCAAAATTGGCAGGCGGTTCTGATACTGCGTAAACCTTTCGGTAAATTTCCAAAAGTATTTCATAATCTGTTTTTCGTTTCATTGTTGTTTAAATTTATGTAAGTAATTTAATGTAGCATTCTTTTTATAGCCTTCAGGACCTCCGCACCACATCCGCGCTAACTGTTCATAGTTTGGATAGTGCCCGTGCTTTTGTGCGTATGTATGGCAAAATATACCCATTGTAGCCCAAAATACATGCTTAGACTTTTCCGCGTTAAACATGTCATCATGTGAATAGCCTAATAGGTCTGTCATTCCGCTACCTTTGACACAAATGTTATAAATTTGAAAACGACCGTAACCGTGCTGCGATTTAGCGTTATCGGTATTGCCTGATTCTATTTGTCCTATTTTGCGTATAAATTCAGAATCGCAGGTGTCAACATAAACCGTATCGGTTAAATAAATAATAATAGGTTCTATCTGTTTTAAAGGCTGTTGTTTGCAGCTGAAAAGAATAGTTATAAGTATTATGAATCCTGTTAATTGTTTCATTGTTTAAAATTTTAGATGGTGTGTGATAAATGCCTAATTTGTCATAGGCTTGTTTAAGAAAGTGTTTCATACTATTCTAATATATCTTGTCATTGAATCCTGTACCCTAATTTCTAAATTTCTATACTTTTCAAGTTTTTGTTTTGGCTTATGTAAATTATCGCCAAATATTTCCATGTGTTCACGATATTCAGACATTAGCTTTTCATAGGTTATAGAATCCATTTGAATGCTATATGTAAGCGAATCTGAATTATCAATCATAAAATCTAATATTTCTTTAACTTGTTTCATACTATCTGTTTTTGTGTGTCCATCGGAATAAAACCAGTGCCGCTACCTTCAGCGCCAACCATGCGTAAAAAATCTACTTCAACCTTTGCAGACTGAACTAATACATTTGCTATTTGTGCAACGGCTTCCGCACGCTGTGTTTCTGTTGCTAAATCCGCATCATCATCCATTAAGCGTTCCATTTGTTCGAATAGCATGTTTCTAAGGTCTTGAATCTTGTTTCTCATTGATTTTCTTTTTAAGTTTTTTTAATAATTTGATTGTTTGTTTTAACTCAGTCGGGAATCTGTGTATAGCGTTTAATCGCATGTTATCAGCCATTGTTATCAGTTCCATGTTATCTAAAGAATAGTTTTCTTTATTGCCATCTTTAATTCTAATAACATAGCCTTTTGGTATTTCTCCGTGCGCTTGTTCCCAAATTACTCTATGTTTTCGAATCCATTTTTTGTGCGCTATCTTTACTAATACATAGCCTTCTTTATCTTTTCGCGTTTCGCCTTCGTTACGTGTGTTGTGCGGTAAATTACCTTTTTTGAAACTTGTTGCATTTGCACCCATATAGGCTTTTACATCTTTGTTCCAAGGTGTTCTACCTTTTTGAAAGCGTTTTGTAGTGTTTTTTCTTATGTTTTCAATGTCTTGCAATCGGCGTTTTTCTTCATATGCTGCCGATTTTTTTAAGTTATTAAAATATGCCTGGTTATAAATTGAACTCTGTGTTTTGTTTAGCATCTGCATAAGTTCGTGAATAGTAGAATCTGCATAGTGCTGTTTTAGTAGTTCTTTTTCGTGTGGTTTCCATTTCATGATTAGAATAGTGTTAATTGTTCTTCAAATAATAATTCATCTTTACTGCATAAGTGCGCCCATTTAGGACCGAATCGAACGTGATACCAAACAACGCTTTTATCTTTGTTGTGAAACGCTATGTATTCTATTTTACCAGGTATCATTTTACCATCTCTGCGGTTATAAATTACATTCATATCAATTCTTTTTACTTCTTAAAAAATTATTCCATGCCCGTTTAGCCGCCTGTTTTAAATCATTCTTATCGGAAGCATCTAAACCGTACTTTTTATTTATCCAATCAATGCTGCTGTTTTCTTTTAAGATACGGGATTCAAAAATGTAATAAACCCAATTATCTTTGTGCCCGCGCTTGTTTTTCAGTTCCCATAAATCCGCTAATGTTTTACTTTTGCCCTGTTCGCTTTTTTTCGCCTTTAGCAGTTCATCTAAGGTTGTATTATCTTTAACTGCAACGCCCGCAACTTCTTCAATCTGTTGTATCTTTATTTCGGGTTTAGCGCCACAATACGGGCATTTAGGTTCAGTCTTAATATAAGTTCTTAAACATTCAATACAATCGGCATACTCAGCATCTAAAGTTTCGGTATCGCGTTTTTTCTTTTGAACGCCTTCCAATGTCCATTCGCGTGTTTGTAATGGGTGACCGTGCATTTTCTGATTGCCAACGTGGTCCAAAATTAAACAGCGGCTTTTACCTGCCATCGGTCTAAGTCCACGCCCAACTATCTGTAAGTATAAACTAAGCGACATAGTACGTCTAAGCATACCTACAACCGAAACAGCTGGTATATCTGTACCCTCGCTTATGAGGTCACAAAATGTTACCACATGTAGTGCGCCATTCGCTAAACCATCAAACGCTTTTTTTATTTCAGCATCTTCTAAGTTTCCATGAACCGCAACCGCCTTAAATCCTGCAGCATTAAACGCAGCCGCTACATTTTCAGAATGCTTAATATTTACGCATGAATAGATAGCAGGTTCACCAGGCGCCAAACGTTTATATTCATCGACTGCATTGCCTGTTATTGCGGGTTTGTCCATTTCCTTAAATAAATCATCAGCTTTATATTCGCCGTGCCTATCTTTTTTAATCTTTGTAAAATCTGCCAACGGTTTGAAGTTATAATATTCAGGCATTACTAAATTACCCATTTGCACTAATTCGGCTGGTAACGGTCCTAAAACTAAATCAGAAAACACATCGCCAAGTCCTTGACCATCGCCGCGCCAAGGTGTAGCAGTTACGCCCAAAACATAAACCTTATCGCCGTAAAAATCCAAAATGTCTTTCCATGTTCCCGCGTTGGCGTGGTGCGCTTCATCTATTATAAGTAGGTCGGGCGTTGGTACTTCGCTAAGTCTATTTTTAAGGCTTTGAACGCTGCAAACCTGTGCAGGTAAATAATACTGTTTAGGTCTATTGCCTGCTATAAAACCATGCTTTAAACCGTATCGCCTGCAACGTTCTGAAATCTGATTTACTAAGTTTTTTTTATGTACTAAGAAATAGACGCGTTTACCTTTTGATATTGATTCTAAAGCCATATAGATAAACGTTTCAGTTTTACCACCGCCCGTTGGAAGCACAAACAATACTTTACGGTTGCCGCTTTTATAGCTCTCTCTTATGTCGCTTACGCTTTTCGATTGATATGCTCTTAGCTGTATTGTGTTCATTTTCCAAGTCGTTTAAAACATTCATAAGTTTAAAATAAATAATCAATGTTTGCGGTTCTACGGTTTTCCAATGTTCCAAAGTTTGCCGCCCGACTTCGGCACGCCTGCAAAGTTCCGAAATGCTGATGCCTAACATGTCGCATCGAATTGATAAATTTTCAAAAGTTTTCATATTTTTTTGTTTAAATGTGTTGCAAAGTTAAAAACCTTTTTTAAATTTGTGCTATTATTTAATAAAATATTTTAAAAATTTATGACAAACCAAGAGTATCACAAAAAAACTGACTTCATTAGCAAGTCACTTTTAGACTTAGTACATAAGTCACCAGCGCACTACAAAGCCTATATAGAAGGTGAAAAGCAAGCGCCAACATCCGCAATGAATTTAGGGTCATTAGTTCATAGCGTTGTATTTGACCAGGATAATTACGCCGTTATGCCCGAATGCGACCGCCGTACAAAAGAAGGTAAATTGATTTATGAATCTTTTATGGCAGATAATGAAGATAAAGAAATATTTGTAACTTCTAAAGATTACGAATTAGCCGTAAATATTAGAAACGCTGTATTAGCACATCCAAAGGCGGCGTTACTTTTAGAACAAGGAACGGCTGAAACTTCATTTTGGGGTAGAATATCTGATATGCCTGCTAAATGTAGGGTCGATTTTTTAAACACAAAGTATAACGTTTGCATCGACTTAAAAACAACGACGAACTCAGCACCACACGAATTTTCCAAATCCATCTACAATTACCGTTATCATGTCCAAGCGGCATTTTATATGGACTTAACAAAGGCTGAACGCTTTATATTTATAGCTGTAGAAAAAGAAGCGCCGTTTAATGTCGAATTATACGAATTAGATAATGATGCTATCGAACGCGGAAGACAAGAATATTTAGCCGATATTGAAACGCTTAAAAAATGTAAGGAAAACGGTAATTTTCACGGCTACACAACAGATAACAAAATACATATTATTTCACTGCCTACATGGGCTAAATAACTTCAAACCATGCAACAATTAACAAAACTGCCAACACTTCAGGAACTATTAGTAGAAAATGAAGACAGCCTAAAACAAAACGCGCTAACCGTATTATTGAATCAGGACCCGCCCGCTAAGTGGTTAGTTCAGCATCCAATGATTCGCGATTATAGATACATCCCTATTGAAAAAATAGAATATCTTTTAACGCGTATCTTCGGCAATTGGAACGTAGAAATACGCGGAACACAGATAGTAGCTAATTCAGTAGTTGTAACTGTGCGTTTACATGTAAATAACCCGATAAGCGGAGAACCAATGTGGCAGGATGGCATAGGAGCTGCACCAATACAAACTGATAAGGGCGCTGGGGCTACCGATTGGAATGCCGTAAAAACCGATGGTGTGCAAAAAGCTGCACCCGCTGCCGAAACATATGCCGTTAAAGATGCTGCCGAAAAGTTTGGTAAAATATTCGGTCGCGATGTTAGCCGCAAAGGTTCAATGAATTATACTGATTTACTGAAAAAAAGTAGTTTGAATGATGAATTAGAAAAATAAATTTTTTTTTCAGAATTTTTACACATATCTTTGCCCTAACGGCGGTCTAACCGCTAACCGCTGTTCAACAAGTGCAGCGGTTTTTTTATTTGAAATGTTAACACACGTTACGCAGCATGTAACACCTAAACGTTTGATTCTTAACGTTGTTACGCTGTTAACACCTGTTACGGGGTTTTTCACACACATAACGCATACACACACACATGCGTAGTTAAACTTAAAAAAATATATGTGCGTAATATACTGTAACAGGTGTAAACATGTAACATGCTATGTATATCAATTAGTTATGTGTTACACTTAATGTAACAACTGTTAACAATAATAATAAATAATAATAATAATATAAATAATAATACTAATTATAATATAGATATAGGCTTAAAACGTATTTAAACGGCATTTTAAGGCATTTTTATATTAAAGTGGTGTGTATGTATCAAAACTTATTAAAAGTTTCTTAAAACGAAAATATGAAAGATTTAGGCGGTCGCCCAATGAAGTTTAAAAGTCCTGAAGAATTGCAAAGTAAAATAGATTCATATTTTGATTATTGTGAATCACGTACTAAAAAAGAAGTTGTAAAGACACGTGACTATTATGAGGTAATAGATTTGCCCGACCCTATACCCTATACTGTTTACGGTCTTGCAGATTTCTTAGATTGCGATGCAGACACGCTTTTGAACTATCAAACGCGCGATGCTTTTTCGGTTTTAATCGCACGTGCAAAGTCTAAAATACTAACAAACAAGGTAGAACGCGGCTTAGATGGTAAGTCAAATCCGCAAATGACTAAGTTACTTTTAGGTCACAACTATGGTATCATAGAACCTAAAGCAGAAACACAAGACGATAAAAACATTAACATAAACATTCAGTACCCGCCAGATAAGTAGTGCCGCGAAATATCGACATAACACTATACCGACCGCATATAGGGCAGCAGCGTATCTTAAACAATAAACGGCGTTTTAATTGCATAGTGTGTGCGCGTAGATTTGGCAAAACTGAATTGATTACATCGGTTGCGTTACCGCTTATAAGTCCTGCAGTATTTGAAGGTAAGTTTGTAGGTATATTTGTCGATGATTTCAAAGATTTCGCTCAATCCTGGGCTAAGATAGTTGATACCTATAAGCTAAGTAATGAAGGCGGAATCATATCGCATAAAGATGAAACCTCAAAGATAATGCAGTTCTTAAATGGCGGTGTTTTAGAGGTGTGGTCTATTGGCGATGAAGGGCGAAAAGATAAAGGGCGCGGGCGAAAATATCACCGCGTTATTTACGAGGAAACGCAAAAGATACCAAGCCATATATTAGAATATCACTGGAAAACCGTTGCACGCCCTACCTTGACTGACTTCAAAGGTGAGGCGTTTTTCATTGGTACCGCTGCAGGCAAAGATAACTATTGGTACGAACTATGCCGCAATGGCGCTATTGCTGGTAACGTTGAACGTAACTGTTACGGCGATATTGATTTGCCGCAAAGTGAAAACGGTTCTGAAAGTTGGATAACGTTTCGAATGGAAACAACCGATAACCCTGCCATTGACCCTGCAGAGGTAGCCGATGCAAGCCGCGACTTGGACCGCCTTACGTTTGAACAGGAATATAAATCTGTATTTGTTGACTATTCAGGTGAGGCATGGGTTTATGTTCTAAAGGACAAAAGCATTCAGCAAAAAGTATTTCAGCCATCAAAAAAAATTAGTTGGGAAACGGAGCAAATTTACGTTTCGTTTGACTTTAATAAAATACCTATGACAGCGGCGGTGATGAAAAAAACAACATTGGCGCCTGACATATCAGCACGTTCACGTTATCGCTATGGCGTGCACATTATTAAAGAATTTAAGATAGGTAGTGAGGAACGCGGCGAGGCTTCAATCTACGATACATGCCAGGCGTTTAGGGAATGGGTATTTGCCGAAACAAATAAAAAGATAGGGCGCTGGTCCGATACTGCTATTTACCCCTGCACTATTCCGCTACTTATTACAGGCGATGCGAGTGGTGATAGGTCCGATGGTAGGCAGCGTGTTTCTAAAACCTACTATGAAATTATACAAGAAGAACTACAACTACCAGCGCGTTTCTTTGTAGTGCCTAAAGCGAATCCCCTGCATGCTGAAAGTTACGTTCAAACAAATACAATTATAAGCATGTGCCCCGACTTTCAAATATATGAAGACAAATGTCAAGGCTTACGGATGGACTGCCTTAGAATTAAATCGGATAACAGCCGCCGTATTATCAAAGGCAAAGGCGAAGAACGCCAGGCTGACTTATTAGATAATCTTAGATACTTACTTAATACGTTTTGTCAAGATATTAAGCTGTAGCATATCGTTGACACCAACGAAATGATAACCCATAAAATAAAAGCTATGATTTACCGCCCCAAAATTAGAGTTTATTCAGATGCTGAAATTGAATATTGGAAAAACCTAATAAATGAAAAACGCCGACAAAATAAAACTTTGCAGCGTTGGTTAGTAGTTAGCGATGTGCACCGCCCGTTTCATAATAAGATACTTTGGCAAAAGCTATTAAGGCTAATTTCTGAATTAGGCACTAACTTACACGGCATTGTAATGGCAGGCGATTACTTAGATTTATATACCTTAGGTTCTTATAATGCCGAATCATTAGCCAACTTATCAGGGCTTACATTACAAGATGAATATATAGATGGCTTGCAGGGCATTGATGATATTAACAGCGCGTTCAAAGGTGCTAAAAAATATTTTCTATTTGGCAATCATGAAGACCGATACTTTAGGCATATCAAAGAAAAGGATAACGCGAAATATGGCGGCGCACTTATTAACCCATGCGAGGCGCTATACTTACATGAGCGCGGATGGGAAGTAAAAACAGATTGGCAGTCTGACTATTTCACATTAGGCAAACACTTAGATATTGTACACGGCGTTTATACATCTATTCATGCAGCAAAGGCGCACTTAGATAAAACACAACACTCGGTAATGTTTGGCCATACACACAGGGTGCAATGTTACCACACAGGGAACAAAGCAGCTTTTAACATCGGCGGTCTATTTGATATAAAGTCAAAAGGGTTTAGCTATATGCCAAGGTTTCAGCGCCAATTGTGGGCGAATGGCTTTGCCCTGGTTAATGTCGATGACATTGGTAACTTCTATGTAGAACAGGTTAATGTTTGGGCTGATAAGTTCTTAGCTAATGGTAGGATGTATTAGCTTATTCGCCAAAATGGCGTGCAAGTGGTGAACAAGACGCGTTCACGTTACGTGAACTTCACCAATTAGTGAACATAGATGTATAAGGATGCGAAGGATAATGAAACAGCGGACCGTGATAGGGAAACTTAGCATTATTAGTAATATGCTTTTGCCATTGCTGCCAAGGCGTTTTAAACTTTGGTTCCTGAAAGTCCAACCAAAAATAACAGCGATGCGTTTTAAGTTCGTTGTTCAATAGTGCAACTTTTGCGTAATAACGGCTTTCTGATTCTAATACTGAGAATCGCTGCGATGGCTGCCAGAATCTAATTGTTTTATATTTTCTATAAAACTTACGGGTTAACGGAAAATAATTAAACGAATCATTAAGTATTAAACCAAGTTCAATAGTATCGGGTTGACCGCTTAATATCAATTCCCTAACCCATTTGGATTCTTGCATATTGATTTTTTATTTTATCTAATGCCTGTTTTTCTAATTGGCGTGCGCGTTCACCTGTAAGGTTTAGCATCTGCCCTATTTGCTTATAGTCTTTGACATAGCCTTCTAAGTATCTATGCTGAATAACTTTATACTCTGAATCATTTAAACGTTTGACAAGGTAATTAAATACCTTTTCGTTATCAGATTGTAATGCGTTTAAATCAGTTTGTGAATCAGATACAGCACAATACAATTCGTTACCTTCGTCATCGACATGGTCCAAGCTAACAAAGCTGTGCATGTTCTTAACCATTTTAATGTGGTGTTCTGATACGTTTATTTGCTTAGCTATTTGTTCTGTAGTCGCATCTGTTATGTTACGCATCTGATGTTTTACAATGTATGCCTTATCGGGGTAGCGTATTATATCGCGTTTGGTATTTATAAAGTTTTGTATTTCTGCGCGCATCTTATAAACGGCATAAGATATAAATCTATTTTCACTATTACGGTCAAAGCTATCGGAAGCCTTAATTAGCCCTATCATAGATTCCGAAATTAAATCCATGATGTCCAAAGATTCGATATGATGCCTAAACGCTACCGATATGGCAAACATCATATTATGATTTATTAGCATATCGCGATTTGCGATACGTTCCTGTTCAAATGTCAAAGGCTTGTATCTATTAGCTTCAAATAATAAACGCTGTAGAATGCCTTTCTTTTCATAAACAACGTTATACCTTACATCAATTCGCTTCATTGGTATAGAACTTTTTAAGTTGTGAAGCCTGTGCAAAAGTACGGCGGCAAATAAAAGCATCTGAATAAGCGCGTTGCCATGATGCTAATGATATTTCAGCCTCGAATAAATCTGAATAAACAATCATTAGCCTGTAATAATCGCCCGCCTGTTCATAAACAACCGTATCGAATGGCATAATACTAAGTTGTTCAGCCGTTACATATTCGGGTGTTTTAGTGCTAAGTATCTGAATACAGTATAGCGTGTCTGATGTTTGCGCGTAGGTAGCAGCGCTAAATAAAAGCGTGCAAATTAAAAGTAGTGTTTTCATTTTACATGGAATTTTAAAGTTATAAAAATGCAGTGTAAGATGCTGCGCCCTGTTTGGTTAAATTATTATTTAGATAAAAATAATATTCCGTTTTCAATTTTACATTCTTTTCTGCTTACCCACATTTCAACAGTTCTATTAAGTTTTTTTGAAATTTCATTTAGGTTAACACCTTGTTCGCTTAATTTAACTGCAAGTTCTCTTCTGTTGATAATTAAGTTTGTCATAATCATTAGTTTTTTAAAGCGTTTCATCAAATCGATACACAAAGTTAAGACTTGTTTCCGTAATTGCAAATAATTTTATTAAAATTTTATAAAAATATTTATCTTTTTTTGGAATATCTTTACAGCTAAATACTAAACACATGATTTTCAGAAAGCGAAACAGAGCAGAACAAAACGAAAAGAACTATTCAAAGTGGCTTAGAACCTACATTCCCGAAACTACAAAGCAGCGTATTGAGTTAACAAGGGTATTTACAGACCGCGAAGGCAATAACTTCTATATTCTTAAAAACCCTGCGAATTTAACGCGTGAACGTGCGCAAAGAATTGAGGAAGCTATGACTGCTATTGATTACGGGATTCATAAGAACGAAGTAGTTGAAAAGCTAAGTTCTATTTTAGAAACGGTGGAAGATATGCCATGGCAAAACATGACACGCGATAAGCTAAAGGAATTTCACACGAAGTCTAAGGACCAGTTAAACGATATTATTTATAGGCTTAAAAGCGTTAAGATTGATGACCTATTATTAGAAGCTGGTTTATATTTTTTCTATATTGATAACGAAAACCCCTATATAATAAATTCAGAAACGCAGCAACGCAAAATGGATGCAATACGTAAAGATGATGAACTGCGTGCTTTTTTTTTGAACAGTATAGAGCAAATATTGAAAGGTTCGAGCGCTTCAAACGTTTAAACTTTCCAAGGCTAAACAAGATAGACCCTAAAGCAAAACCTACTAAACGACCGCAAACATATCAGCACGCACTACAAAAACTAAAAGAACAAAACCGCGAAAATGATTATATAATAACTAAGGGTGACCCAGTTCAAATGGCAAATGTTAGGTTTTGGGTTATACGTGATTATTACAGCGCATTAGAACAAATATTAAAAGATAATGATAGGGCTGAGCAGGCTCAAAAACAAATAAAAAATGGCAGAAATTAAAGACGTTTATAGTTTAGAATTTAACAGTTCACAGTTTCAAACTGAAATCAATTCAGCTATTGAAAGTATCGACCAACTAAACGCGGCGATGGAACAAGGCGTGGATGTTGCCGATGAATTAGAATCAGCGCAGGCTAATTTGGTTAGCGTGTTAGGTACTGAGGCTAAAGGCGTGGAACAGTTAAATCAAAAACGTAACGCCTTAGTCAATACGCAAAAGCAAGTTAATGCAGAATCTAAAACAGGTGTCGCAGTTGGTAAACAATTAGACACTACAAATAAACAGATAGCAGTTAGTACAGGGCAAGCGGCTACGCAGCAACGCGGCTTCACTGGTTCTATTATCCAAGGCGCACGCCAAATCGGTTCTATGCGCCGCGTTGTTAGCCAATTGGGTTTTGCGTTTAGGTTAATGGGTTCACTATTGCCGTTCGGTTTAATTATGTCATTTGCGGGTCCTGTACTTTCTTTTTTTGGTAGCTTGTTTAAGGCAACAGATAATACAGCGGAAAATATGAATAGACTTAAAGATAGCACTATTACATATTCAGAAAAAATAAGTATTGTTGAAGAAGAACTTGCAAAATTGCAAACCATAGAAGCTAAGAATGGTAAACTTACTGAAGAAGAAATGCAACGCCGCCAAGAATTGACAAATGTTTATAAACAAACATCTGATGAAATTGTAAAGATTGAAGAGGATAGAGCAAAGCGTATGCAAGAACTTGAATTTTCAATACAAGAAACAAGAATTAAATTATTAGGTGATACAACAGCGGCTGTATTGGAAAATGCTAAATTTGAAAAAAATAAAACATTATTAGAATCAAATTCAAGATTTGATGAAATCTATAAAATTGAACAAGATTTATTTAAACAATTAAAAGCTGAACAAGATAGATATAATTTAACTAATGAAACAAGTGCATTTCAAGCAATGCAAAAAATTCAAGATATGTTAAATAAAAATGCTGAAGCTTATGCTTTAAATGTAGAAAATCAAAATCTAAAATTAGCTGCAATTGAACAAGAAAAAAACAAACGCCTTGCGGATTTACAAGAAAAAGCAAGACAAGACAGAATCAAAGAAATACAAAACGAAATTAAAGAAATTGAAAAGCTAAATCAGTTTAGAATTGATAATACTGTTGAAGGTAGCAAAGAACGCTACCAAGCTGAATTAAATGCCATTAACTTAGTACAGGATGCCTACGAAAAGTATGCAAAAGAATTAGGCATGACATTATTAGATTTAGAATTGATGTTTGCCGATAATGCAAAAAAACGTAATGACTTAGATACTAAAAGAATTGAAAATATTGAAAAGGTTAAACAGGCTGAATTAGAATCTATCAGACAAATGCGTCAAGCGTATGAGGATGAACTTCAAAATCAAAGAAAAATAATTGATGCTGGTACTGAATACAGGGTTAATAATGCCGAGGCTGATTTAGCATTGCAACTATTAGAACTTGAAGCGGAACGAAATCAAAAATTAGATGCTGCATTTTTAAATGTCGATATGCAGGAAAAGATAGATGAAGAATACAACCGCAAAAGACAGATTTTAGAAATGAATACTAATCAGAAAATTATTAAGATTCGTATTGAAGCGCTTAAAAAATTGCGTGATGCTTCGGGCGCTGAACCTGCAGAACTTGCAGCATTAAACAAACAGATAAACGAACTTGAACTTAAATATGAGGAACTAAACAAAGTTACTATTGATGTAAATAAAGGAATATTAAAAAGTGCTATTGAAACAAATGAAAAAGCTACTGCACAAACTAAAGAAACAACTAAAAAATTAACCGATGAACAAAAAGAATTATTAGATAATACAACGCAGCTAATCCAAGGCGTATCCGATAATGTTTTCAATGTTCTAAACGCACAAGTGCAAGCCTATATAGAAGGGCTTGACAAGGCAATAGATAAAAGCAAATCGGCATTGGATGAAATACGCGCGAATAGTGAAAACTACAACGCAAGGCAATTAGAAATTGAAAAGGAACGTTTAGAAAAATTGGAAGCTGAACGGGCGCGGGCGGTTGAACGTGAAAAAACATTAGGTCAAGTTCAGATAGCAATTAACGCGGCTATTGCTATTTCTAAGGCGGCGGCTGAAGGTGGTGGCATTGCATCGGCTGTTACTATTGCACTAACTTTAGCTTCATTAGTTGCAGGCTTTGCACAAGCGCGTGCCGCTTCATCAAACGCGTTCTTTCATGGTGTTGAATATTTAGAACGTGGCAAAAATAAAGCGGGTCGAGATACAATCCCCGCAATGCTTAACGAGGGTGAACGCGTAATTACAACCGATACAAATAATAAGTATTGGGATGTTCTTAGCGCTGTACACAATAACAGAATCCCTGCCGATGTACTTAATACATTTTCTAAAGCATATCAGCAAGGCGGCATTAAAAACGCTTTAGGCGCATTTGGAGATAACGTTTCACTTAGTAGTGAACTTGGGCAAAAATCTATATTTGTAAACGTGGCGCAAACATACGGCGGTTTAGAAAACAGATTAGAACGTATCGAAAATGTTTTAACTGAATTGCCAAAGTACATGCCGAAAACAACAGTTAGCGCAAATGCAAACGGTATATTTAGAATTGTAGAACAAAGACAGGCGCGTAAAAACTTTTCACGTAATTGGTCAAAATAATATCTAATTGTATAAATATTTAAACACTATGCCACTTATCAAATGCTTACCAGGCGATAACAAATGTATTTCTAAAAACATTAGAACACTTATAGCTGAAGGCAAACCGCAGGAACAAGCCGTTGCCATCGCTTTAAACTTAGTTAAAAAATGAAATACCTTATAGCCATCGTAATAGTGCTAATATCTGTACTGCTATACATTACTATTGATAATAGCAATAAGCTACACAAACGGATACTAAAAACCGAACAGCAAACCCGTGACAGTTTGTCCCAAATATTGATTAAATTTGTGACAAAATCGGACAGCCTGCAAGCGCATATAGACACGATGCAGACTACATTAGACAAACAAATAAAACACTTTAGATATGATTTACACAGAATTAAGATTATTCAAATACCGAGTGTTAATTATAGCGACGTTACTGACACTTTGCTCATTAGTCGCCTCTTGTCAAATTACAAAGGTCGATAACGGTTTTTTAATAACCCGTGACTATGCTGAATTTATCGCCGCGCGTTTTGATTCCTTAGAAACTTATAAAAAATACGCGGGCAAACTTGAAACATGCGATAGTATATTATATCAGGCAGAAACGGTCATATCGGCTATGAAAGTACAATATAATATACATAGCGACATGCTGAAATTGAAAGACCAAATGATTCAAAGTTACGAGCGCGGCAACGTAATATGCAATGACTATGCAAGGCAATTGAAAAAAGAAAAGCGTATGAAAAAAGTGTGGAAAATAACAACTTACGCGTTTATATCTGTATCTTTGGGATTGTTAACATATTCGATAGTTAAATGAACGGCTTACTAATATTTTTTGATGGCATACCGCAAGACCTTGATAATTTCAATGGTACTGAATCAGCAAGTTTTGTTTTTCGCCGTAAAGATGAAGCGGGCGATTCTGCGTTTTCATTTGCCCCTGAGTTAACTGTAGTTGGCGATACTTATGAATATG